TCTTTCTGGACACGGAAGATACAAAGCTGCAAAGCAAATGCAAATTGACAAAGTTCCAATTCGTATTGTAGAAAATTTAACTGATGCACAAAAAAAAGCATATATTATTGCTGATAATAAAATTGCAGAACAATCTGAATGGGATGAAAGCAAGGTACTAGAAGAACTAGGTAATATATCAAACTTGGATGATTTGCACCAAGATATTGTAGATCTATTGGATTTTAATACATTTTCTTTTTATACAGTTAGACAAATGGCTGTTGCAGATTTAAAGCCACACCCAAAAAACTATAAATCACACCCTGCAGATCAGCTTGAACATTTAAAACAATCAATAAGTGATAATGGAATTTATAGAAATGTAATTGTCGCAAGAGATAATACAATACTTGCTGGACACGGAGTAGTCAAAGCTGCTCAGTCTTTAGGGTTATCTTCTGTACCTGTGTTGAAATTAGAGCTTGAATCAGATAGTATTGAGGCTGTTAAGTTACTAACAGCCGATAACGAAGTTTCGCATTTAGGCGAAGTAGATGATCGTGCTTTATCCAATATTCTTAAAGAGATCATGGAAAAAAGTGATCTTTTAGGTACCGGCTATGATGAAATGATGTTGCAGAACTTGTTGTATGTAACAAGACCAGCATCAGAAATAAAAACAACAGACCATGCTGCTGAATGGTTAGGTATGCCTGATTTTGAAATATCTGACCCTGTAAAAGTATTACACGTAAACTTTGAAACATACGAAGATAAAAAGGCTTTTTGCGAACAAAATGGCTTTGATTATAAAGAAAAAACAAGCGAGTCTATCTGGTATCCACAAAAAGAAAGACGAGACATAACCTCTGTTGGATTTGAGATAGAACATGAAGAAGCCTAAATATCCTGTATATGTAATATCAAAAGGCAGAGCTGACACTTGCCTGACAGCTAACTTTTTATTAAAAGATAAAGTAGATTTTAAACTTGTTATTGAACCGCAAGAATATGATAAATATGTAAAACATTACGACCCATCAATATTAATAACTACACCTTTTAAAAATTTGGGTTTAGGTTCTATTCCTGTCCGTAACTTTGTTTGGGAACACAGTAAGGAGTTAGGATTTAAAAGACATTGGATAATGGACGATAATATTTTAAGTGTCTATAGAAAATATAAGAATACAAGAATTAGATGTAATAGTAATATTGCTCTTCGTTGTTGTGAGGATTTTACTGACAGGTATACTAACATAGCCTTATCTGGATTAAATTACTATACTTTTGCTATAACAAGAAATCAACCTCCATTCTATTTAAATGCTCATATTTATTCGACACTGTTAATTGATAACTCATTAGATATTAGATGGCGTGGTAGATATAACGAAGACACAGATTTGTGTCTGCAAGCTTTATCACTTGGTCTTTGTACTGTTAACTTTAATGCTTTTTTAATAGATAAAATGCAAACAATGACCATGAAAGGAGGTAATACAGACCAACTTTATAAAGGTGATGGTAGATTAACTATGGCAAGAAGTTTAGAAAAAATGTGGCCAAAAGTTGTAAAAACAACAAGAAAATTTCAAAGACCACAGCATCATATACAAAATAATTGGCAGAAATTTGATACGCAATTAATCAGAAGAAAAGATATAGATTGGGATAATTTACAAAAAACAGATAATTATGGATTACGATTAGTTCAATTGAAACAACCAAAAAGTGGTTCACAAGAACTAAAAAAACTTTTTGATGAATAAATGGCAAAAAGATCTACAAAAAAAGAAGTAGAGTGGAGAGTCAGAAAAGTTGCTGCTCTGAAAGCTCGTAATACTATGCGATCAGAAATTGTCGCATATGGTGTTAGAGAATGGGGGGTGAAACCTAGAGCAGTTGATAAATACATAAGTGCTGCAAACGAAGTAATGGCAACAGATTGGGATGTTGACAGAAGACAATTTACTGCTGATGTTCTTTCACAACTTAGTACATTGGCACAAGATGCTAGAAGAAACAATCAGCCACATATAGCACTTGGCTGTATAAATACAATGGCAAAAGTTGCTCAGTTATTATGAGTATTATTGACCGAGAAGGCAGGGTACTAGAGTCATCTACTGGTGCTGATTTATGTTGTGACGATATTATTGAAAGAATAAAAGCTGACTTACATCCCGGTCAACTTGCTTTTGTTGATGATCAAGAGACTCAAATCATTGGTCTTTCTGCTGGTTATGGTGCTGGTAAAACAAGAAGCTTATGTGCAAAAGCTGTACAGTTAGCTATTAATAATCAAGGTTTTACAGGTGCAGTTATGGAACCTACTGCACCATTAATAAGAGACATATGGCAAAACGATTTTGAAACTTTCTTAGAAGATTATGGAATCCCATATACACAAAGACAGTCTCCACTTCCAGAGTATTTATTGCACCTGCCAGATGGAGATGCTCGCATATTATGTAGAAGTTTCGAGAACTGGTCTAGAATTATTGGACTGAACCTTGCTTGGGTGCTTGCAGATGAAATAGATACTGTTGCTCCATCTATTGCTGATAGGGCTTTTCCTAGAATATTAGCAAGATTACGTTCTGGAAATCAAAGACAGTTTGGTGTTGCATCAACACCTGAAGGTTTCAGATGGATGTGGAATACTTTTGGAAGTAACGAAGCACAAAAGAAAACAGATCGTAAGTTAATTAAAATGAGGACATATGATAATCCACATTTACCGCAAGACTTTATTACAAGATTAGAAGAAAATTATGAAAAAGGTTTATTGCAAGCATATTTAAACGGAGAGTTTTGTAATATAACAACAGGACAAGTTTATGACCGCTTCAACCGAACTGTCCATGTCACTGATGTGTTGCCAGATATATCTAACGAACCACTTAGAATTGGACTTGATTTTAATATTGGAAATATGAACGCAGTTATTGGTATTGCTATTGGTGACAAATTAATAGTGGTTGATGAAATAAAAGAATCACATGACACCGACTCAATTGCTCAAGAAATTAAAAGACGCTATCCAGACCAAAAAATCTATGTCTATCCTGATGCTTCAGGAGGAAACAGAAGCACAAACGCTTCGAAAACCGATATCCAAATTCTAGAAAGTTATGGATTTATGAATCAATCACCAGCAGCTAACCCACCTGTTAGAGATAGAGTTAATTCAGTACAAAGATTACTTGAAAATGGAAAAGGTCAAGTTAGACTACAAATTCATTCAAGTGCAACTAAATTAATTGAGTGTCTTGAACTTCAAAGTTATACTGAAAAAGGAGAACCTGATAAAGATGCTGGTTACGATCATATGAATGATGCTCTAGGTTACATTACTTGGCGTCTGTTTAATCCATTACATATGGGTGCTGGTCGTAAAACAGGAATTAGGCTTTATTAAGATTATTTATTACACTTAAGAAAACATTGGAGCAAAATGTACTCAGGTTATAACTATTACGACAGAGAGACAAACTCACAAGGTAAAGAAATAAATGACCCGAATGCTGTTTGGTTTCAACAAGAGCCACATTGGATGCTGATAGAAGATTTGCTTGGTGGTACATACCAAATGAGGAAAAGACACAGACGATATTTACCACAAGAACCAAGAGAATTAGATGAATCATATGACAACAGACTTGCTAGGTCTGTTTGCCCACCGTTTTATTTGCGATTAGAAAGAATGTTAGCTGGTATGTTAACAAGAAAGCCTGTCAGATTAAACGATACAGCAGATTCAATACGTCAACATTTATTTGATGTTGACCTACAGGGTAATGATCTTAATGTTTGGACTTATGAGACTACTAGGAAAATGGTCAGATATGGTCATGTTGGAGTTTTAGTTGATGCTCCAACAAGTGGGCAAAGTGGCAGACCATATTGGGTTACTTATACACCAAGAGACATTTTGGGATACAGAACTGAAATGATAGATGGTGAAGTAAAACTAACACAATTACGTCTACAGGAAAAAGTATCAGTTCCTGATGGTTTATATGGTGAAAAAATAATTAACCAAATAAGGTTATTGACCAGAGGTGGTTTTGAAATACATCAAAAAGGCAAAAATAATTTATTTGTAAAAGTTGACGAAGGAACTACAAGTTTGTCTGAGATACCCTTTTCTGTTGCATATGCAAACAGACTAAATTTATTGGAATCAAGACCACCAATGTCTGATATTGCAGAATTAAATTTAAAAGCCTATCAAATACAATCCGATTTAGATAATCAGTTACATATTTCTGCTGTACCAATGTTGGCATTTTATGGATTTCCACAAAGTTCTGAAGAAGTAACTGCTGGACCCGGAGAAGCAATAGCCTTTCCTGCTGATGGTAGAGCAGAATACATTGAACCTGCTGGTAGAAGTTATGATGCTCAGTTTAAAAGACTTGATGTTTTGTCAAACCAGATAAATGAGTTAGGTCTTGCTGCTGTATTAGGACAAAAATTATCGGCAGAAACAGCAGAAGCAAAACGAATAGATAGATCTCAAGGTGATTCGACAATGATGGTTGTAGCACAACAGATGCAAGATATGATTGATAATTGTTTAAAATTTCATAGTGAATATATTAATGCTGAAGCTGGCAGTTGTTTTGTAAATAGAGACTTCTTATCACAGAGACTAGAGCCACAAGAGATACAGGCATTACTACAGCTTTATACTTCTGGTTCGATTACACAAGAAACATTGCTGAAACAGTTACATGAGGGAGAAGTACTGGGAGATGAATTTGATGTTGAAGAAGAAATTGAATCTACACAAAGTGGTGGATTAGTCGAAATGGCACAACCAAAAGAAGTAGAACCAGAGCCAGAAGAAGAACAAGATGCAGCATAATCAATGTCAATTCCAGAAAGTTTTTACAGACAATCTATTGATTTAAATAGATATAGCAATCGTATTGCTAGGGAAATAGTAACTAATTACAATAATGTAATTTTAGATTTAACAAATAAACTTGCCACTATTGATGAAGTTACTAGTCCTGCAACTGTTGCTCGTATCAGATCAATGCTCGCACAGTTCAAAGAAAGTCTAGAAGGATGGTCTGTAGAGGGAACTGCATACATGGCAGATCAATTACAAAGTCTTGCAGTATTTCAAACAGAATTTGTTGCAAGTGAATTACAAAAAGTTTTACCCGTTGGAGCAGTAAATGTAAATACAGTACAAGTCTCTAGCGATTTTGCCAGAAGTCTTGTTTATACAGACCCAACTAGAATAAATGTCTTTACGTTACCAACACTTGAATCACAAGTCAGAAGAACATTTAGTTTAACTGCAGCAAAAGGTTCAGTAATTACATTGCCAAGTGGAGAAGTAATCGAAAAAGCATTTCGTGGTATTGCTTCGGCACAATCTGATTTTATTTCGAGGGAAATAAGAGTTGGTATTACAGAAGGAGAGTCAATAGCAAAGATAGCAAGAAGGCTTAGGGGTCGATTGCAGTTTGGTGCAAACCAAGAAATGACAGCAAGAGCACAGGCACTTGCTGGTGGTACTGGAATGAAATTAGCTAATAATCAAGTCAGAACCATTGTTAGAACATCTGTTAATCAGGTTCAAACAATGGCAAATCAAGCTGTGTATTCTGCCAATCAGGATATAACAAAAAAATATGAATATGTTGCGACACTTGATGCAAGGACAACTGCATTGTGTGGAAGTTTAGATGGTAAAAAATTTAGGTATGGTGAAGGTCCAGAGCCACCACAACATTTTAATTGTCGATCTACAACTGTGCCAATCATTGATGATGACGATTTAAGAAGAAGATTTCCAGATACAAGACCAAGTGAAGTTGGAAGAGTACCACAAGATTTAAGTTATCCTGATTGGTTAAAGCGAAACCTCAATATGCAAACACAGGCACTTGGAAATAAAAAACGTTTTTTTAATTATTTAATAAATACAAAAAACAAAAGTCCTAGAGATGCTTTGCGTCAGATATTAAGAGATGATGGTACAGAGTTATCTTTAACAGATTTAATCAAAAAATATCCAAAAGCAAATTAAAAGTTATACTATTGTTAGTTGCTTAAATTATTATGCCAATGGGAAAAGGAACCTATGGTTCAAAAGTAGGTAGACCACCTAAAAAAAAGAAAAAAGTAAAAAAGGGTGGTAAAAAATAATGGCAAAAACATTACTACAAAAGTTAGCAGAGGCTAAAAAAACAAAAGTAAAGAAAAATGCCAAGAAAAAAGAAGAAAAAGAGTAAGATTCCAGAAAATTATCTGAAAGGGTCTAAAAACAGGAGTGCAAAAGCTGCTGAGATAAGACGCACTGCAGAAGCATACAGAAAAGGTGAGTATATTGACATTAAAGCTGTTCAAAAATCTAGGGTAAACCAAGATGTCACAAAGAAAAAAAAGAAGTCCACTAAACGAAAAAACAAAAAAAGCACTAAGAGCTAAAGCTGAAGGCACAAGATTTACTTATGGTGAATTAGCTGCTGTATATAGAAAAGGTCAAGGTGCTTATTTATCTAGTGGAAGTCGAAATGTCAGTATGCCTGCATGGTCAATGGCTCGTGTTAATAGTTATATGAAAGGTGGACCTGCACGCAGAGTCGATAAAGATATTTATGATAGAACTAGGAAAAGACAAAAATGACAGAACAAGAAAAAATTAAAAACAAATTAAAAAAATATAATTTAGAAGGTGTTAATAAACCAAAACCAACACCAAATCACCCAACAAGTTCGCATATTGTTTTAGCTCGAGAAAAAGGTAAAGTAAAATTAATACGATTTGGTCAACAAGGAGTTAAAGGTAGTCCAAGAAAAGATGGAGAGTCAGATGAGTCAAGAAAAAGACGTATGTCATTTAAAGCTAGATTTGCTAAAGATATTAAAAGAGGCAAAATGTCTGCCGCATATTGGGCAAATTTAGTTAAATGGTGATATAAATAATATAATACATTTAGTTTACGACTAATTTATGTCTGAAGAAAACAAAGAAGTGGTTACGCCACCAGAAAATAATGCAGAACTTGAGCAATTAAAAGAATCTGTAAAAAAACTTGAAGCAAAAAACTACGAACTTATTGGTAAATTAAAAAACCAAAAACCGGTTTCTGATAAAGCTGTGCCAGAAGATTACGAAGCGTTACTTGCTTTTAAACAAAAGCATGAACGTGAACAATTAGAAAATGAAGGAAAATATACAGAAGCAACACAAAAACTAGAACAACAGTATCGTGATAAATCTGCAGAAGATAAAGAACGAATACAAAAACTTGAGGCAAGAAACAGAGAGCTTGAACTTATTGCACCAGCAATGCAAGCATTATCTGAGGTAACACATGACCCTGAGTTAGTTTTAAATAATTTAGTTCCAAAAGATCAAATACAAATTAAGGAAGGTGTACCTGTAGTTGTTGATGGTTATGAACAATTACCTGTTCAGGAATATGTAAAAAATAAACTTGAAAAAGAAAAACCATATTTACTAAAAAACAAACCCCCATCTGGTGGAGGTGCTCCGATTTCAAGACCATCATCTGATAATTTTTCAGAAGATATGTTAAAACCATTTCTGAAAAATAGTGAAGATATTACTGAACAGGGTCGTATTTTTAAAACATATGGAAAAGAAACTTGGCAAAAGTTGAGAGATATTGCTAAAACACGTTAATATATAAATATTAGGCAAAGCTACGCTAAGTCAAATAGGGTTACGCCCACAACCGTTAAATTTTTATTCTTGAACACATGGCAGTTCTCAGGAGTGATATTATCGTTCCAGAGGTATTTACGCCTTATGTCATTGAGCAAACTACTGCTAGAGATTCATTTCTTGCAAGCGGTGTGGTTGCCC